TTTTGGTCAAAAACACGATGGTATCATATTTGGTCATTGCTAACTAAAGGATATGTTGATACAGAAACTACCTTAATTATGCGCAAGCAGGCCGCACTTAACTATGCAGAAACTTTAAAGTTAGCAGTAGACGATGTAGAAGATTTTAGGAAGAAAAATGAGCAAAATAAAAATAGCTGAGTTATTTTATAGTATACAAGGCGAAGGACGCTATATGGGCGTCCCGTCTGTGTTTCTACGTACATTTGGATGTAATTTTAAATGTGCTGGATTTGGTATGCCTAGAAATGTTCCAAGTCAGGAAGCAGAAGATATTGCGCAAGTTGCACACATGTTTACAAAATATGAAGACTTACCACTAGTAAGTACCGGGTGCGATAGTTATGCTAGCTGGCATCCTAGTTTTAAAGAACTAAGTCCAATGCTTACCAGCGAAGCAATTGTAGATCGCATTATGGAAATTATCCCACATAATGAATGGATTGATGAACACTTGGTTATTACCGGTGGTGAGCCGTTGCTAGGTTGGCAACGTGCTTATCCAGATTTGCTTAACAACAGCAAAATGAAAGCACTTAAAGAAATTACATTCGAAACAAATGGTACCCAAAAACTTACACCCGAATTTAAAGAATACTTAAGAAAGTGGAACAGCGAAGTGGGCAAAGAGCTTACGTTCAGTGTCAGTGCCAAATTGCCAGCAAGTGGAGAAAAGTGGGAAGAAGCGATTCTTCCGGAAGTTGTGTGCGAGTACGAACAAGTTGGCACAGCATATCTTAAATTTGTTGTTGCAACAGAAGAAGATATTGCAGATGCTGAGTGTGCTGTTGGTGCGTATCGCACAGCCGGTTTTAAAGGACATGTTTATTTGATGCCTGTGGGTGGTGTGGAAAGTGTTTACACATTAAATGCTAAAAATGTAGCATTGGCAGCAATGAAGCGTGGTTGGCGTTATAGCGATAGACTACAAGTGCCGCTATTTAAAAATGAATGGGGTACCTAAATGTCAGCCATGTTATTAGCATTACTTTTAGTAGCAGTAGTAGTAGGAGTGATAGTAGTTATGACTCCGGACAACAATTCGTCATGCACTGGTAATTGCAGGCAAGGCAGAGATTGTGACTGTATAGGAAAAACAAAATGATTAAAAATTTATTCAAACGAATGTTGGGAATTGACAAGTTGGAGGAAAACATACGAGTTCTCAAAGACATGGAAGCCCAAGCTGTTACCGCAACTGCCGAAGCACAGCTGGCCGAAACAAAGGCCAAGGAAGATGAACGTATTTCTCGAATGACTCCAAAAGAACGTGCAACCATTCGTGGCGAGCCGTGGGTAAGTGTATTGGACACTCATGTCAATAAAGAAAACATACGTAATGGCTTTTTTGAGCTTGACTGGAACCCAGAGTTTATAGTACAATTAAAACAAGCTGGTTATGGATTCGAAGGCGACCCAGAAGAAGAAATTGTGGATCGCTGGTTCAGAGATTTGGCATTGAACATGATTGCAGAAGCTGGACAAGACCCATCACGAGTAAGTGCTGGATTTATTAATGTGAGTAAATTAGGCGGCGGTAAAGCCGTAGTTGAATGACATATATTATTGTTGATACTGCAAACACATTTTTTCGTGCTAGACACGTGGTGCAAGGCTCTGCTGACATCAAGTTGGGCATGGCCTTTCATATTACACTTAACAGTATCAAGAAAGCATGGAACGACTTTGGTGGTAGCCATGTGGTATTCTGTCTCGAAGGTCGAAGCTGGCGCAAGGACTATTACAAACCTTACAAAGCCAACAGACAAGAAACTCGTGCGGCAATGACACAAAAAGAACAAGATGAAGACAAATTGTTCTGGGAAGCATTTGACGAATTCAAAACATTTGTCACAGAGAAAACTAATTCTACTATTCTGCAACATGCTAATCTAGAAGCAGACGATTTGATTGCAGGTTGGATACAAGCACATCCACATAGCAAACACGTGATCATTTCAACAGACGGAGATTTTGCGCAACTCATTGCACCTAATGTGAGTCAGTATAATGGTGTGGGTGATTTACATATTACACACGAAGGAATCTTCGATGCCAAAGGCAAACCTGTTAAAGACAAAAAGACGGGCGAAGCAAAGCCAGCACAAGACCCCGAGTGGATGCTGTTCGAGAAATGTATGCGTGGTGATACCAGTGATAATGTCTTCTCGGCATATCCAGGTGTGCGTACTAAAGGTAGTAAAAACAAAGTTGGTCTTACTGAAGCGTTCCAAGACCGTAAGAGCCGCGGATATGCGTGGAACAATCTCATGCTTCAGAGATGGGTTGACCATAATGGACAAGAACACAGAGTACTAGAAGACTATCAGCGTAATGTACAACTATGCGACCTTACAGCACAGCCTGAAGATGTTAAAGTAAAAATTAAAGAAACAATTGATACTAATGCCCGGCCCAAAGAGGTTACGCAAGTTGGTATCCGTATGCTCAAGTTTTGCAATGCTTGGGATATGAAAAAGATAGCTGATAATATTCAGCAATATGCAGAACCATTCCAAGCAAAGTATCCTGAAAAAGATCTTACTTGGCGCAAACTAACAGAGGAGAATTAAAATGGCAACAGTAAAAACAGTAAAATCATTCGGTGATAAACTGACTAAAGTAAATGAGTCGTTTACAATTAATATGTACGACAACGGCTTCATGGTAGAAGCAGGTGGACGCAACAAGAAAGGCGATTATGTCAACGCTAAAATCTTGTGCAACACATTAGACGAAGTTGTTTCACTAGTACGTGAAGCATGTGAAATGGACAGAGACGTTTAAGGAGAAATTATGTCAGTTACAATTAAAAATTTAGAATCGGCGCTGGCCGGAGAGTCACAAGCTCATATCAAATATCGCTACTTTGCAAAGATTGCTCGTGCTGAAGGATTTGAAGATGTTGCCAAACACTTTGAACACACAGCAGATCAAGAACTGCTACACGCATGGGGTCATTTGGAACTAATAGTTGGCAAGCCAACTACTAAGGAATGCTTGGAACTTGCTATCGAAGGCGAAACATACGAGTTTACTCAGATGTATCCACAGTTTCAAGCTATTGCCGAACGAGAAGGCGAAATCAATGCAGCCAAAGAAGCTGAACACCAAATTGCGGAAAGCAAACTACATGCTGAACAATTTGCGGCTGTGCTTGCCAAAGCAGAAAAACGTTTTGCAGCCTTGGCTAAAATTGAAAAACGTCATGCAGAAGCATATCAACAAGTATTGGAGACATTATAATGAGTGAAACACATGTATGCGTAGTATGTGGACATGTCCACGATGAAGACTTTGAAGGTGTTTGGAACGAATTACCAGACGATTTTTTATGCCCAGAATGCGGATGTGGCAAAGACGAATACGAAGTAATCTAACAGATGAAAGAGATAAATACGTATATTACTCCAGCGCCTTCGGGGCAGAGTAAAAAAGGAGAATGATATGTATGATACAGTATGTATGTACGCAACAACATGCCCAAACAAAACTAAGGGGTGTAAGGAGAAAAATATGTCAGTAATATACGCCAAGCCTATTGTGGATGGTAAATTTTGGATTGTAGAACAAGACGGTTCTAAAATTGCAACATTACACAAAAAAGAAAACAACAAATTCATCTTAAGCAGTACGGCAGGTGAAGTTATGTTTAACAAAAAACAGGATCTTACCAAGCAATTTGGTGAAGAGTTCTTCCTAACAAGTTCCAAAGTTAAGGTAACACAATCAGAACCTAACGAATGTCACGGTTATGCTACCAGTGTACAACCTTATAATAGTATGTATGATGTAAGACGTCGACTACCATTGTTTACCAAAAGCAATGCTAGTAAGAGTTTATACTGTGCTGGATACTATATAATCAAATTCAATAAAGGATGGGTAAAGAGCTTTTGCCCTAAGGTCATTACATTAGAACGTAACGAATACAAAGGTCCTTTTAAAACTGAATTTGAAATGAAGCAGGTACTTGCTAATGCAAAATCAGATTAATCTAACACCTATATCACAGTTTGCTCAAACGCTACGTGCGGCCGAGCTAGCTCAAGCTAGGGAAGTTAAATTAACTATTCAACAGGCTAGGTTACTTAATCTAGCCTTGTTGGAAATACAGGATAAACTGCTACAAGATTTTGAAACATTGTTTAACCAGCTAAAAACTTCATCCGAAACCGAAGTTATAAGCGTTACAATGGATGGCGGCGGCTTTGACGACAAATAATGATAAATATATGCGTACTTATCGAGAGACGCATACATTATGTCAAGACCAAAACCAAAAGTTCTTTTAGAACACGTTAATAAAAAAACTTATAAAGCCGAGCAGGTTTTAGAAGCCGAAGCAATTTGGGCTGTCTTCTATAAGAACGAGCCTTTTAATCTTAAGAGTTTCAATAGTCTTACCTCTTATCCTGGGCCCAAGTACAAAAAAGTTTCTTTTTCAAATCCTGGACATGCACATAATTTGGCAAAGAAATTAAATCAAACATTTGGTGTAGATGATTTCCAAGTTGTCATGCTGACTCAAGGCACTATTATAAAATGATAACACGTAACGCCCTTACAAAGATATTTTTACAACAATGGGGCAAGAGTACCGACGAAGCTAACTTGCAATTATTCTCACGCAAATGGTGGCAAAGTACTAGAGCAGGTAAAACAACCAACTTTCGACTAAGTGAAGAGGGCTATGAATTTTTGGTTAAAGAATTGGACTTGAAAGAGTATGAGATTCCGTTTACTGAACCAATCGAGCTAAGTCCCCAAACAATTATATTTTTGGAAAGGTACGTGGACTGTCCATATTACCTAACTCCAATGTCAATCACTGTATTCTCAGAACGCAAGGGTTTTGAGCTAATGTTGTTTTCGGACGACATTAGAAAATTTGGTATAATTAAAGCAATGAATGAGCGAGAAAAAGAACTTGCTGGCACAGATAACAGTTGACACTCCGGTTGGTTTCCTATATAATACATACATACAGAGTTAATTCAACAACGTATTTTTTAAACTAAGATAGGAAATAACATGCCAGAAATTAGTAGCCGTACAGTGGGCCCTAGCGGTGCTAAAAAGTCTTTGCGTAAGGCTTTTAAAAATAAACGTCCAATTTTCCTGTGGGGTCCTCCCGGAATTGGTAAATCCGATATTATCAAACAACTCGGTACTGAGCTCGATGCTCACGTAATCGATGTTCGTTTGTCACTTTGGGAACCTACCGATATTAAAGGTATTCCATATTTTGATTCCAACGACAATACAATGCGTTGGGCTCCTCCTAGCGAACTGCCAGATGCTACATTGGCAAGCCAGCATAAACAAATTATCCTTTTCTTGGATGAAATGAACTCTGCGGCTCCTGCTGTACAGGCCGCGGCTTATCAGTTGATTTTGAATCGCCGTGTTGGTACTTACCACTTGCCCGATAATGTCGTGCTAGTTGCCGCAGGTAACCGTGAGACTGACAAAGGTGTTACATTCCGTATGCCTGCTCCGTTGGCAAACCGTTTTGTTCACTTGGAAATGCAAGTTAACTGGGATGACTACTTTGAGTGGGCAGTTGAAAACAAGGTTCACCAAGACGTAGTTGGCTTTCTGAGCTTCTCTAAAAAGAGCTTGTACGACTTTGATCCAAAGTCTAGCTCACGTGCATTTGCTACCCCACGTAGCTGGTCATTTGTAAGCGAATTGCTTACAGACGACGATGTGGATGTAGATACACTTACAGACTTGGTGTCAGGTTCTGTTGGCGAAGGTTTGGCAATCAGCTTTATGGCTCATCGTAAGATTTCAAGCAAAATGCCTAACCCTACAGACATTTTGACTGGTAAAGTTAAAAAGATGGATTCCAAAGAAATTAGTGCTATGTACTCTTTGACTGTGTCTTTGTGCTACGAATTGAAAGATTCTTGCGAAAAGAAAGTTAAAGATTGGAATGGACAAGTTAACTGCTTCTTCGAATTTATGATGAATAACTTTGAAACAGAATTGGTTATCATGGGTACTAAATTGGCATTGTCAACTTACAAGTTGCCATTGGATCCGGACGAAATCAAATGCTTTGATGCGTTCCACGCCAAATACGGTCGCTTTATTGCTCAAGCTACTGAAAAATAATTTGGTTTAGCACCATTTGACACCACCTTCGGGTGGTGTTATAATATATACATATAGTAAACATCAGGAGCAGATATGTCACACGCAGATCCAATTATCGATAAAATTATCGTAGCACGAGTAGGCTTGCTACTCCGCCATCCGTTTTTTGGCAATATGGCTACACGTTTGAAAATCGAAGAAGGCTCTGAATGGATGGGCACTGCCGCTACAGACGGTCGCACTATCTATTTTAATCGAGAGTTTTTTACACCGCTGTCAGTTAAACAAGTCGAATTTGTTATTGCGCATGAAATTTTGCATAACGTATTTGATCATATGGGTCGTAGAGATGGCAGAAATCCACGTATCTTTAACATTGCCGCAGACTATTGTGTAAACGGACAATTGGTACGTGATCGTATCGGCGAGCACAATATTGAAGGTATTAAAATCTTCCATGATCCTAAGTACTACGGCATGGGTGCTGAAGAAGTATACGACAAAATCTTTGACGAAATGGACGAAGAAGAACTCAATCAACTTGGACAGTTGCTTGACGACCACATCGACTGGGGCGACAAAGACGGCACAGGAAAACCTAGCTATAGCAAAGAAGAGCTAAAACAAATCCGCGATGAAATCCGCGAAGCTACAATGCAAGCCGCACAAGCCGCAGGTGCAGGTAATACACCGGCTAGCGTACAACGCATGATTAAGGAACTTACAGAGCCTAAAATGAATT